AAGCAGTGGTATCAACGCAGAGTACTAGAATCGTGTAATTGCCGAGCAGGACGAGTCCGCCCACTGCGACCGGCACGACGATGGTAATTTCGTTCCCGGCCGCTGCCGAGGCGCCGGGGTCGTTGATGGTGACGACGCTCGATCCGGCGATCGTCGAGAAGTTCGGCGGGATGTTGTCGATCTGCTGTGCCGGCGTGATGTCGTAGAAATTCCCGGCCACGAACACTTCAAGCCGCTGATTGGTCCCGACCGCGATATAGGCCGTGCCGTTCAGGTCGGCCCATGCGTGCATCCCGCGCGCCGAGCCGGTCAGCGCGGTCGAACTGACCCGGAGCCAGCCGCCCAGCTTTTCCGCCATGCCCTGGCGGAACCGGATCAGGTTCGATCTGGACCAGCCGGCCATGTTCAGGACCTGGGTCATTTCCAGGTCGATGCCGGGCTTGAACCGGATGGTGGCGAGTGGCATTTGCGCGCCTCAGAACGACCGCTTGACGACGAGCCGGTACTGCCAGTTTGCCGCCGTCAGCGTGGTCGGCCCGTCGCCCGTGGTGCGGTTGACCGCCTGGAGGCCGCTGTTGCCGGTGCCGAACCACACCCGGAACGTGTCGTGCGCGACGCCCACGGGCAGCGGATAGCCCGATGTGGCCGTGGTGTAGGGCTGCGCGATGTTGCCCGCGTTGTAACCCGCTTCCGGCGTGATGTTCTGCAACTCGAGCCGGGCCTCCGCTATGTCGGTGCCCAGATTGTGGCTGACCAGGATGCCGGTCAGGCTGTTCGGCAGCGGCGCCGTCCAACCGCCCTGGCTCGTCGGCGTGGTCGAGCCGATGTAGAGGCCCTGGATTTGATACCCGGCATAGCTTGTGATGTTGGTGCCGCCGCAGAAGGCATAGCCGACGAACACGCGCTGCACCTGCGAAGCCGTCGAGCCGTTGCCGACGAACATGACGCCCTGCGAAGTCAGGTAGGTGTGCGCCGCGTTGACCGTGCTGGCCGCCCCGCCAGGGTAATAGGCCGGAACCTGCGTGGTGGCGCCGTAGGTGATCGCCCCGGTCGTGATGTTCCGGTCGATGTAGAGGAAACTGGCGACCGCGTAGGATGCGCCCGTGCCCGAGCCGCCGGGCACCGAAAGGGGCTTGTAGGTCAGGGTGCTGGTCCCGGTGACGCTGGCGACATAGGTGCCGTTATACGTGCTCGGCGTGGCTCCCGTGACGCTGATCAGGCAATTGCCGCCGGTGCCCAGGCCGTGCGGCGAGGACGTGGTCAGCGTCACGGTCGTGCCGGAAATCGTCAGCGTCGAGATCGTTTGCGGCGGGGTCAGTCCCGACCATGCCGGCGTCACGTCGGCCGTGATCTGCACGATGTAATCGACGGCACCCCCGGCCCCGAACCCGTAGGCCATGGCGACTTCGATCGGCGTCGATGTCGCCAGCAGATTCATCGAAAGGCCGACGCCGTTGCTCAGGAAATTCGGGTTTCCGTTGGCATCGACAGCACCACCCACCACGCATTGCCGGACCGGCGGGGCGAGCGGCGGCAGGCCGATCGGCAGACCCGAGGCGCGGAAATAGGCCAGAACCTGCCAGTTGCCCGAGCCCAGCGGCGTCAGGATCATGGCATCGCCGGCCTGTGTCACGATGCTTTGCGCGCCGGGCAGGATGAGTGATGTCGCGTTGTACGTCAGCGTCAGGCTGCCCGCGAACTGCGCCATGTAGAAGGGCGCGGCGATGGTCGCGGTCGTGCCGAAGGACAAGATCGTGGTTGTGCCGGTGATGAGCGAATAGTTCGACGGCAGCGCGCCCAGATCGACCGTTGCGGCACTCGCCACGTTCGTCAGCGGCCCGAGTGCGCCGGTCACGTTCGGCAGGACCGTGTCGATGCTGACGTTCACGCCGTCCGAGAAGCACGGGTAGACCGAGCCTTGCGGGACCGCCAGCGTGCCGCCCGCCGGGGCGCCGGCCCCGTTGCTCACGCCGACCGACAGGGTATAGGCCCCCGTGGTCGAGTTGAGCACGGTGAACGCGCGCCGGGCGCCGGGCGGAAACAGCACCGTGACGTTGCCGGCCAGGACGCCGGTGAACTGGAACCGCCTGTTGCGCGCCTGGTCCGGGGCGCCCTGCGTGCTGCTCAGCGTGACGTTGCTGCTGCCCGCGACCGACAGCACGAGCAGGCCCGCGACCGCCGAATCGATCATCGCAAAATCGGTGTTGAGCGGCGGCCCCCAGGCGTCAAAGGTGGAGGGGTCCAGGACGCCGGGCTGTGCCAGGAACAGGTTGGAGGTATAGGCCGTCATTACGTCACCTTATCCGTGATAGCGGCGACGGCAATCGGTTCCACGCGCCTTCGCTGGCATATTTCTTCCGGAATTCTTCCGTGGCCGCACTGTCCTTCGCTGCCCGGTAGGCCGTTTCCCACGACATGGCCTTTTGCGGATCGTCGCTTGCGGCACCGAAATCGCGCTGGAATCCGGCCATGCTGACCAGGGCGGCATTCAGCATCAGGTCCGGCAGGTATTGCGACAGCATCGTCACGGTGTTGATGGACGACAGCGGTACGGGGCGCTGCGTGCCGAAACACTTCATCTGGTACGCCTGGTCCGGCGGCGGCGCCACTTCGACAGTCAACTGGTCCACCTGGCAGAACATCGTCGGAATGGACGGCGTGGTCGGAGCCGTGTCGTTCGGCCAGACCTGTTCCAGATAATCCTTCGACACGACCATCAGCGGCGGCTGCCAGAGGCCGCCCACTTGCACCAGCAATTCTTCCAGGACGATGAAGATCTGCCCGGAGCCGCCCGAGCCCAACCCCGTGGACGAGCCCAAGAGCGTCTGCCCGATGATCCACCCGGCCGAGCCCGGCAATTGGAAGCTGCGGCTGTTCGCGGTCAGCGTGCCGGTGATGTCCGTCGTCCGCGTCATCAGCAGATCGAGTTCGCGGTAGATGCGCTGCTCGGCCGCCTCGATCGCACGGGGCAGCCAGAGATTGTACTGCGGGTCATCGAACGGCGTCGCACTCGTGGCGCTGGTCACGACGACTTCAAACGCCGCCCCGATGGCGTTGACAAGGTCGGAATAGATATAGCCGGCCATGGGTCAGGGGCTCGCGGGGAGGGGAATGGGGCCGGTCAGGTCAGCAGGGCATAGGCCGCCGAGCAGGGCGGCAGGGTGAAGCTCGAGCCGGAGGGCACGGTGAGAGGGGTGGGCGCGAAGGTCCCGGTCGACGAGACGGTGGCGCCGGCATAGGTGGCTGTGGTCGCCGCACAGCCGGGCCCGGTCAGGATCGAGACCGCGGCCGATGTGAAGGCGCTTGTGCGCCCCAGCGTCACGGTCGCGGCGCGCTGGGTGTCTCGGTTGGTAACGAGGATCCGGGTTTTCCCGTCCCCTCCCTTGAAGCCATAGCAGCCAAGATTGATGGCGCCGGCCGAGCCTGGGCACGCGGTCACCGGGAGCGCCTGGCCGCCTTCCACCGCGCCCAGCATCATCAGACCATAGAAAAGCGGGTTGACGCCGATGCCAGCGGTCAGGTCATCCCAGAACGGCGAATAGTAGATCGGCCCAAAGCCGCCGTTCGCTGCGCGGTAGGCCGGCGACTGCAGCGTCCCTGCCAGCGACCAGTGCGACAGGCCGCCCGTGCCCCCGTTCCACAGCGCCATGCCGTAGTCGATCGCCCACACGCCCGACGCCTGGGAGTTGGCGACGTAGGGGCCCTGGGTATAGACGCTGTTGGTATCGGTCTCGATCGCCGGCACGCCCGATCCACATGCCGCAGCGGCCGGGGAAAGAACCACCGAGAGCCACGCTGCGGGCGTCTGGATGCCGCCGGTGCTCGACCCGTAGGATGTCAAAAGGTTCGGGATGTTGGCTAGCGGGTTGTTGGCACCCGACCCTAGCGGATAGATATGGTCGGTGATCGCGGTGATTCCGGTCGATCCGACGTAGGGGCAGAAGTTGCCGACATAGGATGGGTTTCCGTTCCCCGTCTCGTCCGGTCCCCAGAAATTGGCGCCTGACACGCTGCCCCGGATTGCGGTGAAATAGGCCGCCCACTGCGCGTAGTAGGCCAGCTCGCCCGGGCCTGGCGTCTGCCCATTGACCGTCACCGCGCCGGGGTTGCCGGCCGTCAGCGGCACCACGATGGTCGAGCCCGTGGTGCCCGTGGTCGCCGTATAGGTGCCGTTCCAGCCGGTCGGCGTGAAGCCGCCCACGACGACCTTGTTCCCACTCGTCAGCCCGTGCGCCACCGTCGTGGTGAAAGTCGCCTGGCCGCCCGAGGTCGCCGCCCACGATGCCGCCGTGATGACATTGTTCCATGGCGTCGGGAAATTTGCCGCGGGCGCCGTGAAGGTCCAGCCGCTGCGGACGAAGTTCGGTTCCTCTCCGATGTAGAAGGTCGGCGTCACGGCGCCGGCCGTGGCGAATGCCGTCGTGATCAGCGATGCCTGGCTCGCCGCGTTGGTCGGGTCCTGCGCCAGCACGTTGAGCGTGTGGTTGTAGCCCCAGCCGGTCGCCTTCATGAAGCCGGCGAGTTGCGTGATCAGCGTGTTTGACGGATACGTCACCGGCACGCAGCTATCGGCGCCGTTGCCGCCGAGCGTGATGATCCCGCTGGCCGCAATGAGGTCGATGGTGTTGACGAGCGCGGTATTCGTGCTGACCAGATACCCGGCGCTTGGCACGGTCGGCGACCATGTCTGGCCGCTGGCGTTCGTGCATGGCCCCCAGTCAAAGCCGTAGGACAGCGTAAGGCCGACGTAGTTCGCGGGCAGCGTCTTGCCCGGCGACGTGTCGTCGACCGTGACGCTGGCCGCCTGCGGGTTGGCCGCAGGGCCACCCCCGCCGCCAGCCGCCGCCCAGGCCGGCCCGGCGAGCGCCAGAAGTGCCAGGAAGACCGAGAGGCGCCTCATTGCCAGATGACCGCTTCCATGGTCACGCCCGGCGTCTGGGTGTTCAGCGTGCAGGTGCCGGCCTGCGAGTACCCCATCAGGTCCATGAAATTGATGCCCTCGGTCAGCGTCGTGGTCATGCCGCCGACGGTGATCTGGTTGTAATCCGTGGCCACCTGCTCGGTGAAATAGCCGAACTCGGTCTCCGTCGCGTTGGTCGACGAAGCGCCGTTGGATTGCGCCGCCGTGTTGAACGCTGCCGAGAGGCCGCAGGCATCGCCCAGGGTGCCGTTCTTCTCGCTCGCATTGACGAACCATTGAACGGGCCAGGCGTCTACCGCGGTCGAAACGGTCGGGCCCGGCGTCGCCTGGCCGCCCAGCCACACGAACGAGCCCTCAATCACGGTCGACGCGGTGACATAGGTCCCGGCCGCCGCATTCGACCACGTCCGGCCGTTGGTATCGGCCACCAGCATCTTCTTGGGGCGCCGATTGTAATAGCTGGCGACGTAGCGCTGCGTCGGGCTGTCGACGAATCCGGCGGTGGTAGCCGTCGTATAGGCCTCGCCGACCAGCGGCTGGGATGCCGCGCTCGAGATGGTCTCGATGCCACAGAACCCGACCGTCTGCTGCGCGCCGCCGGTCGAGCATGCCGCGGTCGTGTGCGTGGTCGCTCCGACCGCCTCCAGGCTGAACCCGTTGAGATTGCCGCCCGACGTCCATGCGTTCACCCAGGCCGAGCCGAGCAGGATGATGTGCGTGTCGTCCAGGTGCCCGATCTGCCAGACCCCGTTCGCCTCGGTCGTGCCGCCGACATTGGTCACCGCGATGGTATTCCCGCTGGCGCACCCGGCGCACGCCGCACTCAGCGTCAGTTCGACCGAGGTGTTGTCGCCGGCCCACTTCTGGGTCCCGGTCACCGTCATGTTGTTGATGATCGCGTAGTACTTATAGAGCGTCGATGCGGTCAGGTTCGCCGTCGTGGTCCCGTTGGTCGACAGCCGGTATGACGGCAGATAATCGCATGCCAGCAATTGCCGGCTGAGCGAGAGCACGAACAGGCTGTTGCCGTCCTTCGGGCACAGTTGGACCGAGTGGTAGAAGACCTCAGACTGCGTCGTGATCGTACCCGTCGGAGCCACCGCCAGTTCTATCGACGTGCCCGAGCAGATCAGCGAGGGGAGCGTGTTGCCGCACGAGACGATCGAGTTGCCGTTCTGGATGGACGCGTTGCCGACCGAGACGTCGCCGACCTGGAGACCGGCTGTCGAACAGCCGGTCAGCGTGTTGGACGCCGACGAGCCCGAGCAGGTCGTCGCTGTCGTGCTCGTGTTCGATCCGAAGCCATAGCTGAAGTAGACGTTCCCGTTCATGCGCGGGACCGCGCGGCCGCCGATCTGGTCCAGCACATCGATCGCCGTGCTGTCGACGCTCCAGATGCCGGCATAACTCAGCGTGACGGTGTAGGAGATCCCCTGCGGGAACGTCACCGCCTGGGTGCTTGAATTGTTCCCGTAGAGCGAGACGAGGGTCTTGCCGTTCGGGTTGATGATCAGCGAATTGGTCAGGACCAGATAGCGATAGGAGCAGCCGAGTTCCGGCGTGGCCGGCAGCGTGACGGCCATGGTCCCGCCGGCCGACTGCGTCGACATTTGGGTCCAGCAATCCGTGGTCGACGGCGAATCCGTCGTGCTTGAGATCGTGCGCCCGGACCGATAGCCGCCCGGCAGTGTGGTGTTGTCGACCGTGAACCAGTTGGTGCCGTCCTCATAGAGGCATCCGCCGAAGCCCTGGCTGACCTTCAGCGAGGCGTTGCCATTGATCGTCGAGGTGGTCGGCGTGATCGTGACCGTGCCGGCGCCGATGTTCGCGAAGCACAGGCTGTAATTGGACCGGAAACCGGCGCCGCCCGCCTGGACCAGGCTGACCGCGACCGACGAGGCATTGTTGAAGGTCACCAGTTTGCAGGCATCCGACGACAGGAACGAATAGGTCGTACCCGTCTGCGCGTTCACCCCGGCCGTGGTGGCGATGGTGTTCCCGCTGATCGAGGCGCACGCGCCGCTGGCCAGCGTCGGGTTGAGCAACTGGAACTCGGTGCCATCATACTCGGCCAGATAGGTCTGGTTCGCCTGGATCTCGCCGCCGCTCAGCGCCACCGGCCCGGCCGCCGTCTGAACATAGACGTTCTGCGCGGTGCCTGCGTTGATCGCCAGTGTGGTCGCCCCGGTGTTGGTGTTGCCGGCGATGAATGAGACGGTGTTCCCCGCCGACAGCGCCCAGGCCGGCGAGGCAAGCGACGCGGTCGCCGTCTGCGCGTTGGCCGTGCCGCCGGTCGTGCCGACGTTCCAGGTCGTCACCGCCCCGCTGTTCAGCGCATAGGTCGTCACGCCGCCCGTGCTGGTCGCATTCAGTCCGGCGCCCGCCGAAATGTTCGGCAGGGTGTTGGTGTACCACTGGAGGTTGGACGTGCACTCCATCCACAGCTGCGAGCCGGCGTTCAGCGTGAGGGCGTTGTTCGTGCCCAGAGCGCCGATCGCAGCCCCGCTCGCCGGATAGATCAGCACCGCGTTGGCGCCGCTGTTTTGCACGACGTCCATCCGGCCGATCGTGGCCGTCACGCAGGACGGCAGGATCACGCCGGTGCCGGCCGAAACGGTCGCGATCCGGTGGATATAATCGCCGGTGGTCAGCGCGGTCGCCGTGCCCTGGTTGGTGCCGGCCGCCGTCACCGACGCCTCGGTCGGGATGAGGCCGCAGAACCCGCTACCGCTGTCGCTGGTCCCCTGCACCGAGGAATAGAGCAGGCAGTTCTGGCTGACATAGCCGGTCGTGGGCGCGGCCAGCGGGTTGGCCACCTGGCCGGCCATGGCGGGCACCGCCAGCGCCCCCAGCAGGATCGCGGCCAGCGCCGCGGCGAGATCACGTCGGAACATAGAGGCTCCCATTCCAGCGAAACCGCTGCCACGAATAGTTCGAATCCAGCGCGAACGATGCCGCTCCGGCAATCGTGCCGCTCGGCGGATAGATGCTGATGGCGTTCGTTCCGGCATTGCCCGCCTCGTCGGCTATGGTCACCACATACCCCGCCGGCAGCGCCCCGCCGCCCAGCAACGCCCCGGGCAGGTTCACGCGCAGCGGCGCGCCCGAGGTGTTGTCGACGCCAAGATAGCGCAGAAACGACGTCACCTGGTAGGGCGACGCGGCTATCGCCGCCGACAGGCTGATCTGGCCCGGCACGGCCACCCAGCGCCCGCTGCCGGTGTTCCCCGTCGGGTTGCAGACGGTATAGAGCGTCTCGTCATCCGGCAGCGTGGACGCCTGATACCAGCAATAGTCGACCGGGATGCAGTCGCCCTCGGTTGCGACGCCATATCGGCGGACCTGGAGCGCCGGGGTCCCCAGGGCTTGGCTCGCCCCCGCCGTCCCGGCCCAGCGCGTCAGCGCCTGGAGCGCGGCCCAGGTCGGCACCTGCAGGCCGCCGAAACTGAGGTCCAGCACGCTCGACGGCAATTGGGTCAGCGGGCCATAGCCAAAGGCCGACATGAGCCGCTATCCCACCCGGGCGACCATGCAGGTCGCATAGGTCTCCGGCGTCCCGTCGCTTGACGGGTGCCCCAGCGCATTGGTACCCGATCCGGTATAGGCAGACCCCACCCAATGGTCGACCCGGAAGGTGAACGCGGCCCCCGCCACGACCGTGATGTCCAGCGTCGACGTCGTCCAGACCGGGTTGGAGCCCGGGAAGACGCCGTTCGATGCCTGATAGGCGTAGGAGTTCTCCGACGAGCCCGAGATCACCGCGGCGGGCCCGGTCACCGGCGTCGTCCACCCGCTGCCCACGCCGGGGATCGAGAGCGTTCCCGAGACCAGATAGAGCCTGATGCGGTGCCCGTTGGCATCGCACGGGCCCGCGATCTTGATCCGGTATGTCCCGGCCTGCGCCACCGTGATCTGCCCGTTCGACGGGTTCAGCGTGATGACGCCGCCCGCATTCAAGCCTCCCGGATCGTTCAGCACCGTGTTGTTCGGCACCAGGTTCCAGGACGAGCCCGAGACGGCGCCGCCGCCGGTGCCGCTCGACTGCTGGTTGGCGAAGGTCACGAACTGGAGCGGGCCGCCCACGCCCAGCTTGTTCAGCGTCGCCGGGATGAACGAGGACGGCAGATAGGGCGTGATGTTGCCCGACGTGATCGTCGTCTGCCCATAGGCCACGGTGATGACCCAGAGCCCGATATATCCTGAGTCCGGGGCCGGCGTCGTCTGGCTGCCCGTGGTCGCCGGCGTGCCCGCCTTCAGCGTCAGCGAGCAAAGCCCGGCGCGCTCGGTGTTGATCGTCGCCGTCAGCGGCACCGTCGGGTTCGAGACGTTGTAGAGGTTGACCGTGGTCGAATTGGTGTCGCTGTCCTGATATGTGGCCTCGACCAGGAAGTTCTGGCTGTAGCCCACGGTGACCGGCGCGGTCGCGGTCAGCGTGGCCGGGTCCATCAGGATGCCCTGCTTCAGAATGTCGTGGTTGGCATTCGTGTCCGCCGGCAGGCCGCCGGCTGCCATATACTGCCCCCAGGCCGACTGCTCGAGGTTCTCCAGCTGATAGATCCGGCCAGGCTGGATCGTCACGTTCATGCTGGCCGGAGAGGTCGGCCCGCACGACAGGCCCGAGGCGCAGGTCGTGGTTCCGAGCAGATCGAGAGCGAGCAGCCCCAGCGCCTGCATCGCGTATTGCTGGGCCTGCAGGAAGTCGACCTGCCTGCCCTGCTCGGTCATCACGATCGTCGTTCTGTTCACTTCCTGATACCCCTCATCAGTCGAGCAGCGCTATCGAATCAAGCGGAGTCACATTCAGCACGAAGTACTCGAAGCCGGTGAACTCGACGAAATACGTGATGCCGGCCGTCCTCACCCGGTTCAGCGCCCCCAGAATCTCGGCGATGGTCACGCCCAGCCCCTGGATCGGCTCGCCCATCCAATAGAATAGCCCCGCATCGAAATACCCGATAGGCGTATTCCAGCCGCCGATGACCGGCGAGGTCGAGCCCTGGGGCGACGGCATCGTGATGAACACCATGAATGTGCCGCTCTGCGACCAGCACCCGGCGCTGTCCCAATAGAAGTCGGCGTCGAAGCACTTGGTATCGAACGGGCGCCACGGCTCCACAATGGTCGGATGCACGCCGGTCAGGTCGAAGACCGCGCTGTCGATGGCATTGCGCGTGTTCCGGTCGCGCAGCACTTCCTCGCGGATCCGGGTCGAAAACTGCAGGTCGCTCTCGCCGATGATGCGCGGCAGGTTGGGGCCGAAGAAGTCGTATGAGGCCAGATCGACGAAGGCGCCCGTGCAGGTCGCAACCCGGGTCTGCAGCGTCACATAGACCTGCTGCCCCCAGATGGTCGAATAGGCCTGGCCGGCGCCATAGGCCTGCGCATAGATCCGGGTCAGGTTCCCCGGCGGGAACCAGCCGACCGGCAGGAACGACATGAGCCTGGCGGTGCAGTCGAGCGGATCGCCGGTTGCCATGGGCCTGTCCGCCGCCGATCAGGTCAGCGCGATCGTGCCGGCCTTGATCACGCCCTGCGCGCTCACGGTCAGATCGGCCGTGGCGCCGTTCAGCGTGACGCCGCTGACATTCGTGATCGCCGTGCTCGAATCATAGAGGACCTGCGCGATGCGGGTATAGGGCAGGTTGGTCCCGTCGGGCAGCGCGTTGATGAAGTTGGTCAGCGCCGCCGTCGCCGTCGTCACCACGCTCGCATGCACCGCGGTCGCCACCGTGGTCAGGGTCGCGGCCACATTCGCATAGGTCACCGTTGGCCCATAGACGGCAAAGCCGATCCCGGCCGCCCGGTGCGCGTCGATCTGAAGCCCGGCCGCGGTCAGCAGCGAACTCGGCGGGTCGCCCGAGCCGTCGTCGACCACGGCATAGATGAAGCCCGGATCGGGCGCGCCCAAGTACGTGTAATTCTCGACGATCTGCGCGGTCACGCCCTGCTGGAGCGAGGTGATGTAATAGATCAGCGCGGCCGGCGTCGCCTCGCGCAGACTGGCGATATAGAGCCAGAACCGCGCCCGGAAGGCGGCGTCACTCTCGGCATTCGCGCCGCCGGTCAGGGCGGCCGCGTTGGTCACCGTGTCGAACCCGGCCACCGGTGCCGAGAAGAAGATGATCGTGTTGGCACCGGCATTGCCGGCCGCCCCCGCCACGACCGCGGCGATCGGCACCGTCACGCTGGCCACGCTGTTCGCGATCACATAGGCGCCGGCACTCGGGCTCCAGGCGGCATTGGTCGTATCGGTGGTGACCACGAATTGCGGGCCATTGGGCGAGGTGGTCAGCAGCGTGCCGGGATAGACCATCGCCTGGCCGGACGCGGTATAGCGCGAGAATGTCGCCTGTCCCACCGCGACCGTAGCCGGCAGCCGGTAGAAGTACCAGTCGGCCATCCAGGAATCCAGCAGCGCCCCGGTCGAGGTCGACGCCCGGGTGAGCAGCATGACCGCGATGTTCTGGGCCTGGAGCCACAGAGCGATGCCGTCATTGCCCTCGGTCCAGGCCAGCGTGAGCGATCCCTGGCTGGCGTCGACCGGGGGCGCCGCCTGCGCCTGGATCGCGGCGACCTGCAACTGCGTAAAGAAGTTGATGCCGCCCCAGGTGCCGCTGACTTCAGACAAAGGTTCTGGCACTCCTGTTCGGGGCGGCCTCGCGCCTAGCTGGGCGTGTTGAACGAGGCCGTCTGCTGCTCGCCGTCGCTGTCAGTATATGTCAAATCAATGGTCGCGACACCGTTCGAAATCAGCGACACGACGACCGTCGGCGGCGGATCGGGCGCCACGCTGGAATCCGACAGCAGTTGCGACAGCACGACGGCCTGGATCTGCATGGCGTTGAAGGTCTTGCCGATCCGCCCGGGCAGCCCGGCACCATAGGGCGGCTCCCAGGGATATGCTGATTGAAGCGTGTCGGTGGCCGGCGTCATCAGCCGGCGGATCACGCGCTGCACGGTCCGCTGCCCGCACACCACGGTCGCGATGTCCCCGGTCGGCGTCACCCCCAGGTCGTTGCCATAGATATGATCGATGTCGCAGAAATCGGCCATGGCTCAGTTCCTCCAGAGGACCTCGGTCACGCTATTGGCGGGATCGTGATGGTACAATTCCCGATCCTTGTGGCCGCATTTTCTATGGCGGTCACCAAGTTATTGATCGCCGAAATCGTCTCGGCCAATTGCGTCGCATAGTTCGTGTATGGAAGTATTAACTGCGCTTGGAATGCTGTTATCCATGATATAACCGACGATAGATTTGTCGGAACGACCAGAAGAGCCTCCAACTGGATAACCTGCTCTTGTAGTGCGTCTATGTTGGCATTCAAGGTCGCCATGACATCGTTGGCAAATTCTTGAAGCTCAGAGCATACATTGATGGAATTAACTTGATCCGTCAGCGCCGTGAAGTAGGCGGTATTGACAAGCGCTAATCCTTGCGGCTGCATATTTCTGACCTCAGTAGATATTGGTGATAATTCCATCTTGTACGGTGACGATGTTTCCAGTTGGGGTTGTGAACGACCCAGATGCGCCGGTCCCGGCGACCACATTACCCGTTGTGCTCACGCTGGGGCCATCTACATAAAGGTTTCCGGTAATGTTCACGTCTCCGACGATATTGATCGTGGGGGTGTCGTTCGGTGTGCTCATCTTGATCGACGGCCCACGCGGGTCGGGGCCCTGCATGATCCAGATCTCGCCGGCCGGCACCGCGGGCGGCTGGTGCGCGCTGTCGTTGACCCGGCCGGTGATCAGCGGTGAGCGCCGATCGTTCTCCAGAAATTCCACGAAGACCTGGTCGCCGATATTGGGCGCGCCATAGACGCCGAACCCGTTGCCGACCGCCTGCGAGAGGATCGGGATCCAGTCGGTCAGAACGAGCTCGGGGCTGATCAGCACCTTCGCCTGATAGGTGTACGGGTTGTAGCTCTGGATCGTGCCGCAGCGCGGATCGGCAATCCGGCGAAGCGCCCGCGTCGCCTCCTGGCGCATCAGGTTCCGGAAATGGTCGAGGTTGATCATGGCGGCTCCTGCGGGTCTCCATCGTCCTGCGGCAGCCCCACGTCCGGATCGGTCTGCGGGCCCGGCGCGGAAGCGCCGCCCTGGTCCGGCGTGACCGCCCGGATGTGCTGCGAGAAGCCGCCCGTGAACGAGAAGTGCCGCGTGACCATGTCGATCTTGTAGCCGCCGTCCATGTTCGTCCCGGTGCCGCTCAGATTCAGCGCCATGCGCGGCGACGTGGTCGTGTCGCCCTCCATTTCGACCTCGAGCACATAGCCGTGGCGCTGCGCGGCCTGGCGGACCGAGTTCGCAATCTGCGCCGCCTGCGAGCCGGTCAAGTTCGGCCGGCTGATCTCGAAATTCTGGGTGGCCGATGCCTGGCTGCCCGACGTCGCCGTGCTGGGTCCGCCGGCGGCGATGCTGTGGCTGCTCACCCGCACGAAGGGGTCGTCCATGGTATAGGCGCGCCGGGCCTCGATGCGGGTCGCATTGGAGACAATCCGGCCGGCCGCATCCTCCTGGACATAGATCGCCAAGCCGCCCGCCACCCCGCTCGCCTTGGCGCCGGCCGCCTGAGACGCCTGCGCGCCCACGCCCTGCGGCTGGAAATAGAGCTTGTCGCCGTCGACCCAGGCGTCGAACCCCTCCTGCGCCGCCAGCCCGGCCACGACCTCCCACGCCGGCAGGCCCAGGGTCAGCGCGGCATACCCGACCTGCGCCGGCTGACCGATCACTTGCGTGGTGCCCTGCACGATCGCGGTCAGGCCCACGGACGCCGCCAGCTGCGAGACGATCTGGGCCGCGGTCGAGACCTGGGAATAGTTCTGATTGACCTGGCTGTTGATCAGATCGGCCGTCCGGTCGCGCCCCATGATCGTGGCATTGCCGCCGGTGAGCGGCGCCCGCCATTCGTCGATCCGCCCTTTCATGAAGCGGACCAGATTTCCCGGCTTGGCGTTCGGCTGGGCCGCATCCTCAAGATATCCGAACCAGATCTCGACAAAGGTCGTATCGGCCGCGAACTGGTCGCTCGAAAAGTATGTCGCGTTGAACCCCTGCGGCTGGCGCCAGACGTCCAACTCGACGGAGAATTTGTCGGCCGAGAGCGTGGCGCAACTCTCGACCTCGCACGAGATGAAATCGATCGGCATGCCGTTGATGGTGATCCAGGCGCGCGGGCGGCGCCCGCTCGAAGCACGGCTCGCAACCGGGATGGGAACGACCGACATCAGACCGGGCTCAAGATGCCGTCACTGGCGGCGGCCGCATTATAGGGCGGGATCGCGATCTGGGCTTGCTCCTGGATCACCGGATCGGTCAGCCCGTTCGCGCGCGCGATGATCGTCCAGCCGCCGGCCGAGCCATAGATGCGCGCCGCGATCGCATAGAGCGAGGCGCCGGGGAAGACGGTGATGCGCTGCGTGGCCATGGGCCGCCTCCGATCAGGCCTGCATGAGCGAGAGGACCGACCGGTTCAGCCGGGTCGCCTTGTTCGCGCAGTCCTGGCTGTAATTGATGGCCAGCGAACTGGTCGCCAGCCCGTTCAGTGTTGCCATGAAGGCCACCGGATCGGTCCCGCTCGCGAAATTCTCGACCGCGCCGGCGGCCACCACGGCGCCATCATAGGCCTGGGTCAGCGCATTCGCCACCCCGGCCGCGGTTGCCGTCAGCGTGGCGATGCCCTGCAACTGCGCCAGCGTGGCGCTCGATATGGAATCGATGGCCGATACCGCAGCACCGACCGCGCCGGTCGCCGCAATCAGCCCGGCATTCCCGGTCTGATCCGCATCGAACTGGCAGTCCGCGTTGTCCTGCTGCATGACCTCTTCGGTGGGTGCGGCGACCGAGTTCTCGCCCTGGGTCGCGGTTGCCCCGGTGACGCTCTGGCTGGCGTTGACGAGCGGCGAGGCGTCGTCCGAGATGACCGTCAACTCGATCGTGTAGGGCAACTGGTAGTAGCGCTGGAAACGGTACTCGAACTTCTGGATGTCGACCGTGTACTTGAAGGCGCCGAACGTCAGCAGCACCGGCACGCCGGCCTTGGCCATCGCCTGCAGCGCCTGCGCGCGCTGCGTCGCCTCGCCGTCCAGAAAGACGCCGCCCCAACTGATCGGCAGATAGTCCGGGCCCATGGTGTCGACCGTGCGCGCGCCGCCCGGGTATTTGTGGACGAACATCGCCTGCTCGAGCCCGGCCTTGATCTCCGGCGGGATCTCGAAGTCCTGGAAGCCGATGCCGCCCAGATAAAGAATGAAGTCCGGCTGGCCGATGGTCATGGCGCGCTCCTCACGGCCCGATCGGATAGTAGGAGCCGTACATCGTGCCGAACACCGGATCGTGATAGGGGTCGATGGCGCCCGAATTGCCCGGCGGCAGGTTCATCCTCTGCGACTGCTGCTCGGTCACCAATTGGCCGACCACCTTGCCGTCCATCGTGACCGCGGTGCCGTGGAGCGCCTCCTTGATGGCGCTGGCCATGGCATGCACCTGGCTGCCCATGTTCTGGACACCCTGCTGGGTCATCATGTGGCTGCCCGGATGCGTCGTGGTCGGAAAGCCGTGCTCCCTTCGCCACGCCAACTGCACCGAGTTGACGTTCCAGAACTTGCTCTGCTGATCGGGCGACCCGTGCACCATGTCGGTGCCGAGCAGCCAGTCCACACCCTTCAGCCCGGTGATCTGCGCCGCGAGGAGCGCTTTCAAGAACGGCGGCGCATTCGCCATGCCCGGGACCTTGTTGACCTCGCCCCAGCTGGCCGCGACCGCGCCGATCGCCGTGATGACGGCCAGGACCGCGGCCGCGCCCACCGCGACCTCGGGCAGCGCCGCCGCGGTGAACAGCCCCGTGAGCGCGCCAAAGGCCCGGACCGCCATGCCCAGCATCGCCACGTCGAAGATGACGCTTGTGACCTTGCCCAGCGCGAAAATGGCCGCACCGATCCCGATCGCCCAACTGATCAACTTTTCGGCCATCTCAGGGTTCTTCTGGAAATAGTTTCCCAGATACTCAAACCCATCAGCCAACCTGGTCAGAACCTTGGTGTAAAGCATCACGAGCCCAGAGTTTCTGCCGAGCACGGTCATCAAGCGGCCGAACGCTGCGTACATGGCGTCATAGGCACCCTGGGGCACGTTCTTTGCCTCGGCTACCGTCTTGTCTATGCCATAGGACTGATCATAAATCTTGTAGTGCTTCTGGATATTCTCTTCCTGGAGCGCCGTGAGAGAAAAGACGTTGCTGCCCTGCCGGTTGGTCAAGATGTAGCCGATCTCTTGCAGGATCTGCGACATCGAGGTGGCGCCGTGCGCCTTGATGGCCGGGATGATGTGGGTGACCATGTACTCCGAAGGATCGGCCATCAACTGCTGGTAGTCGACCATGGCTCCGGGCAAGACGGCCTTCACTCGGCCGATCTTGTCGTACTCCACCTTCTTGGGGTCCAAGAGCCCGATTTTCATCAGCTCTTGTGCCGCGCGGGTCGTTGTGTGGCCCATCTGGAGGTTCTGGAAGGCCGACATGAGCCCGGTGCCAAACTGCGACGGGCCGGTCTCCTGCATCATCACGCCGGACCACTTGAAGAAGGCCTCGTCGCTCAAAAGCCGCCCGGAAACACCGGCGCGACGCGCCATGGTCAGATAATCGCTTGGCCGCACCAAACCGCCCGTACCGGCATAGACTTCCTGGAACAGTTCAGCCTGCCTCATGTACTCTTGAGGTGATTTCCAGCCGCCGCGCATCTCTATCAACTTCTCCAGCGCTCGCGATTGGGTCTCGTCATAGACCATGGCGTTCTCGCCGAAGATTGCCTTGTTCGCCCACTGCAACTGCGCAAATGCCGGCGCGATTGCCATCGCCAGCTTCGGGTCGTTTAGAAAATTGGTCAGATCCCGCATCTGGTTCATCAGGTCTTTGGCCGACACGCCAAAGACGTTGGTTCCCATGGCGAACTGGTCGACCTGTTTGTTGATCGCGTCGCCAAAGCCCAATTCCTTGAAGCGGGCGAATGCCTGCTCGTACTCCTTGGACGCCTCAAGGGCGGCTTTGGGCAGAGCCAGCACGCCACGGCCAGATTCCTCCAAAATCCCGCCCGCCATGCCGATGTCCCAGATACTGCCGTGCGCGCCGCCGGTCCGCGCGCGCGCGCCACCGGCCGGATCTCCGGACCGCACCCGCATGGAACGCGCAGCCTCGGCCGCCTCGCGCATGTTGAGGGCCAGCCTCGCCGACATGTCGGTCGCCTGGGTCAGGCCGCTCACCGCCGACGCGCGCGCAGCCGAATCATTGAAGACGCCCATGGCCCTCGATGCGCGCTCTATGGCCGATGCGAACCGGGCGAAGCTCTCCGACGTGTTGCCCAGCCGAAACTCTTTCAGCGGCTTCAGCAACTCGTTCAACTCGCGCGCCATCTTGGCCGCGCGCTCGAGCACCGGGGTCAACTCGTCTACGACGGTGAAGGTCGACTTGACGGTATAGGATTCGCTCATGGGCGCCGTCCTACTGCGCGAAGGCGGCGCGCAGGCCGTCCAGCAGGATCTTCACATTCTCCGGCATGCGCTCGGCCATCGCCGGCCCGACCACCGGTCGCGACGCCATGTGCCTCGTTCCGAACTCGTGCCAGAAGGCGACCATCGACGGCGACCCCACGCGGACCCATTGAGCCTTATAGGTCCCGCCGACCTCCCATGAATAGGACTTCCGCAGATCGCCCTCGCGCAACAGCGGATTGTCCGGCGGCGAGTAGCCCAGGCGCTCCTTCTCGTCGAGCGTCGACGGCTTCAGCGGCGCCCAATCCGGGAAGGGATCGTTGCCGTCGCCCGGATCGAACCCGGTCTGGCGATTGCCGATCTTGTCCCGCGCCGCCTTGGTGACCTCGCGGCCGATCTGCTTCAAGCCGCGCTCGAACCGATTGTTGATGCGCGTCGCCACCCAGCCCAGATGCTGGCCGAACCGCCCGAACCCCTCGAACTCGCGCGTGGCCATCGGCTCCTACTTCCTTTCCCGCCAGCGCATTGCCTGCCAGTCGAACTCGCCGCCCTCGGCCTCGCCGAACGCCACGATCCAGGCCAGCCGCTCGCCCCGGCTCATCGACCACGCCACATCCCATGGGACCGCGCTCTTCACGAGGATCGCGACCTCGCGAAACTGCGGGTCCCTCAGGAGTTTTTTGCCAGATCGACCTCCGCGGCCGTGTCGCTGTCGATATAGATGGACTCCAGCCCCTTGCCGACCGCCTTCAGCCCGTGATCGTCGAGGACCGCGATCAACGACTCGACCTGGCGCTCGTTGCGCGCCGGCGGGAAGGGTTGCCCGTCGATCGACGACACGTGCGCCGCGATGAACACCATGCCGAGATAGGCTTCGCTGTCGCAGGCCTTCCCGAGCCCCTTCATCAAAAGCGCCTTGTCGAGCGCGCTCATGCGGCGCAGCCCGATCTGGCGCCCCGTGCTGTCGGTGACGAAGACCGGCTGGTTGGCCGCCGCAATCGCGCGCCCGCTGGGCGTCTCGGGCTGCTGCGGCGCATAGGGTTGGGCCGGCGGCGGCTGGTAGGGCGCCTGGGGCTCGTGAGGCTGGGGTTGCTGGGCCTGGGCCGCGGTGCTGCCGGGCCGGTTCATCGTGACGCGTGGTGCCATTCATGCCTCCGCAAGGCGCGCGCCGCGCCCGGAGCGGGGCGGCTGCTACTGCGCCTTGATACGATATGACGCGCGCCAGGCCAAGCGCTGCTCGACCTTGGCGTTGCCGGTGTAGCGCCCGGCATCCTCTTCGCGCACCGTGACCCCCAGGAACTGATAGGCCGATGGCGAGCCGCCGTTCGGATCCGAGATCGTCTGGTAGATCGAAATGCTCGGCGGCGATTGGCCATCATAGCGCGCCGCTTCCTTGGCCGCGATGAAGTCGTCCAGGAAGCTCGATCCGCGATCAAAGCCGAGGGTGCCTTCCCAGCCCTCTTCCAGATCGCGGAACACCGGCACGCCGTTGATCGCGATGCTCTCGAGCTGCGCGGTGCGCTGCCGGCTGTCGAAGGCGGTCTCGATTGTCCATTCGGCCGAGACGACATTGCCCGCCGCATCGGTGATCGAGATGACGACGCTGGAGCCGTCCGATCCGACGTTGAACTGCTGAAGAGGGGGGAGTGCCGACATTGCTTCCTACCTCGCTCAGGCGTTCGGCTGGATGATTGAGTTGGGCGGCCCCGACGCATTGCCGGGCAGCACGACCGTGGTGCCGGTCTGCATGTTGACCACGAAGATCCGGGCGATCCCCAGATACTGGACCCAGACTTGCGCCACAACCACGCCCAGCGCCGTCTGGTTGGACGGGTTGTTCTGCGTGCCGAACAACACGGAATAGCCCTGGATCGTGGGCGGGTTGGTGCCCTTCAGCCCGGCGAAGAAGCTGCTCAGAAGCCCCGTTCCCGTCCCGAAGAAGCTCGGCGTGATGGTCTGCCCGATCAGCGTGCCCAGCGCGCCGGGCCCGGCCAGGTTGCGCGCGATGAACGAGGTCAGGCCGGGCCAGTTGTCGGTGTTGACGCTGTCGTTGCTCGACTGGACCAGCCCGATGCGGACGCCGAAATAGGGGCCAGCCGGGATCGGGTTGCAGATCACGTCGATATCGCCCTGGGTCAGGAGCGCTAATTCGTCCTGGCCATAGGGATTGCCGGTCAGCGAGCGCTGCGTGGCGACGACCAGCGGCGTGTTCTCATTCAGCGAGGACTGCTGCGGCTGCAGACCGGCCATGGCGCCGACGCCGAAGACCTGGGGTCCCAGCAGGCGGCTCACGCCATTGGTCGTATCGGCGAAATAGCACCAGTCGCCCAGCCAGCGGCGCAGCCATGGCGTGTCCTGCGTGCGTGCCGCCACCGCGACCGTCGGCGTCTCGCCCGGCGGCCCGGCCGTGTGCATGCAGATCCCTTCGGAGCTACCGAAGGTCGCCAGCGCGCCCTCGAGCGACGCGGTCGAGAAGTCGGGGATGAAGGCGTGCGAGCACATCGAGTTGCGCAGCGCATAGATGCCCGTGCGCGGCGCGGTATCGGTGCCGATGAACCCCGACGACGTCATGCCGCTCGCCCCGTCGGTCCCGCCCGACAGCGTGGTCGTCGCCGCCGTGGGCGTCGCGGTGGACACGCCGGCCGCGAAGGTCACCAGCTGCGAGGGGCCACGGATGTTCGAGACGCCGTTGTTGATGGCGCTGGCCAGGTTCTGCCAGAAGGTCGCGCCGCTGCCGCCGATGTTGTTGAACACTTCGGAGCCGACATTCGGCAGCACGACCGTGACCTTGTACGTGCTGGCCGCCGAGCCGACGCCGATCGTGACCGTGGTGTTGTTGCCATACGAGCCGGTATGGGTCGACGAGAATGTCCCGCCATAGACGGTCGCCGTGCCCGAGGCCAGCGTCAGCGTCTCGGTCGGGCTGCCCGGCAGCACCGCCAGGAAGGTGACCGTGATCGACTGGGGATAGACGATGGTCACGACGGCGCCGGCCGAGGTCGCCGTGATGTTCGCCGCCTTCAGCGCAGCGCTGGCGTTGATCAGCGCGGTCAGGCCCGTGGCTATCGTCGTCAGCGTGTCGCTCGATCCGACCGCATAGGCAACGGTCACCGGCGATCCCGTGATCGACGTCGATGTGAACCGCAGGCCGACGCTGTCGCCGTTGGTGACCGAGCCGCCGACCGTCGCCGTTTCCGACGTGAAGGTCGCATTGCCCAGCCTGGCACTGGCCGCCACGTCGGTGCCGTCGGTCACCCGCACGAGGACCTGGTTCGGGCCAAGCCCGGCCGCGGTCTGCGCGTTCAGCACGATCATCGATGCCGTGACCAGATCGTACTCCCGGTTGGTCAGCGGGCCGAAAAGCCCGGTCGGCTGCGAGGTGCCGAGCAGCGTCGCCTGGTCGACCGGGCCCCACGACGCGACGCCAACGATGCCGATGCGCCCGAACGTCGCCGGCGGGATGGCCGAGACCTGCGGCGGCTGGACGTTGACGTAGAGGCCGGGGACCGTGAGGGTCGCGGGATTAAAGGCGCCGCTGAAGCTAATGCTCACTGTGCGCTCTCCTCACCCTGCGCCGGCTCGCCCTGCGCCGGCTCGCCCTGCGGCAGTTCTTGGCCAGCGTTCGGCACGAAACCCTCGACATGGGCGCGTTCCGGCACCTTGATGACCGATGTCCGATGGTGCGAGCGCAGCAGGGCCGAGACCGTCGCCGGGTCGGTGATCAGGTCACCGCGGCGATAGCGCACGGTGCCGAAATCGAACATTTGCCGGACGGTGAGATAGGCCATCGAATGTGCTGCTCCCTCGAACCCCACCCTTGGGGCGGAACCGACGCGCGCGCCACAATATCGGCTTTTCCTGCGCGCGACAATCGCGGTCTGAAAGCCGCCTCTAGGACGTGATTACCCAGCCCGAGCCGGCCCAGATCACGCCGCCGGTGCCATAGGCCGTCTCGATGAAGGGCACGTTGCTGGACAAGCCGTTGACGGTGTGCCCGTTGCCGCTGATCGAAAAGGTATTGGACCCGCTGCATTGCCCGGTGTCGTCGCAGAACCAGTGCCGCTCGTTCGGATAGGGTGTCGACGGCAGAAGCGCCAGGATGCTGCCCGCCGTGCAGTCGATGTAGGAGATCGTCTCGTTCTCGGGCACCGTGAAATTGGCGGTGTGCGAGTTCGAGACGACCGGGATGGGCGTCGGCCCGAAGCACCAGAGATCGCCGCCCTCGGCAGTATAGGTTCCGACCAGGACGGATCCCACGACCAGCGGCGTGCCATTCGTGAACCCGCTGACCGATCCGCCGGATAGGCTGAGTTGGTTGATCGTCGGGCCCTGGCTGAAGATCGTGATCGTGTCGCCGTCGTTCGGCCCCTGCGGCAATGCGATCGAAAGTGCCGCGATCGGCGAGGACGTGTTCCGGATCGACAGGAAGAGGTCGTTCTGCCCGCTTTGCGCCGTGATCGACGCGCCTGGATTGTTGGCCAACTGCCCGGTCGAATACCGGCCCAGGATCGACCCTCCGGTGATCGACCAGTAGGCATTCTCGGCCGATTCCAGGACGACCATCCGGCCGCCCGGAACGGTCAGGCTGGTCTGCCCGTTCCCGTACTGATCCCGGATCGACTGGCTGGCCGGCTGCAGCGTGAACGAGCCGCCCGAGTACGAGATGAACCCCACCCGCATGTTCGCGCTGTTCGCGGCCGGGATGACAAGCGTCGTTCCGGCCGACACGCGATAGGCCACCCCGATGCACTGCGGCGTGATCAGAGTCGGCAGGTAGGAGCCGACCGGCGACGCGGACGAGCCCGGGTTGGTCGCCGCCTGATATGTGAGCGTCTCCGCCCCGGTGACGGTGACTTGGAATGTGCCATTATAGGCGCTGGGGCTGGCGCCGCTGACCGTGATGTACTGCCCGGTCGAAAGGTTGTGCGCCGCCGACGTCTGCATGGTGCAGAGCGTGCCGACATTGGTCAGGCTTGAGATCGTTGCCGCGGGATAGAAGAGGGTCGAGTTCTGGCCCATCCCCGGCTCGGGATCGAATGTGCCGCCGAGAATGGCCCAGCGGCTCGTCTCGCAGGGCTCAAGCACGATCCCCAGGTTGGTGCCCAGATAGAAGGGGGTCGTCCCGTTGCCGCCGATATGCGCTTTGCCGCCCTGGTCATAGAACGTGTCGGCCGAATTGAAGTCGTAGAGGATCGGGCCGGCCGTGCCGCCGGCGCCGGTCGCGAGCAGCCACGTCCGGCCGCCGCCGCCGGCCCCGCTCGCACCATTGGACGGCGGGAAGACCACGATCGTGCCCGCGTTCACGTCAAGCGCCTGGTTGGACGTGTCGGCCGGCGAAAGCGACCGGATCCCGGCATCGAAGCTCGCCGTCGGCAGCGAGCCGGTGCCGGTGACCGTGCAGGACGTGAAGACCAGCGCCGCACTCGCCGCCGCGGTGCCATAGCCGGCGTCGAACTGGATGATGTTCTGGGTCGGAATGTCTTCCGATGTGAAGCCTGCCGCAATCCCATTGATCTGGACCAGAACGGCGGCCGCCACGTTGGCGAGCGTCTGGTCCGACGACGTGATGAAGGCCTGGCTCACCCCGGCAATCGGCGTCCCGTTCACCGTGGCGGCGACCGTGACGGTCTGGCCCGCGAGCACGGGGCCGCTCAGATTGATGCGCGCCGCATTCAACCCGATCCGGCCGCCGCGCCCGACCGCCTGCGGCTGGCCCGAGACCGAGACGATCCATGAACCGTTGATGCTGTCCAGGATGACCGGGCCCGGCGACGCCGCCGCAAATGTGTACTGCCAGAGAAGCTCCGTGCCGACCTGGACCTGCACGCCCTTCCCCAGGCCCAAGATCGGCTGCAGCGCCAGCACCGACGAGTTCCCGCCCGCCACCGTGTAGACATAGATATGGACGTCGGTGCCCCCGATCGGAGTCTGCGCGTTCGGAATGATGACGTTGGAATTACTGAGGCGCAGGTTGACGCCATTGCGCGCCTGCATCACCGAGACGTAGTAATAGCCCAGCAGGACATAAGTGCCGCCGTTCGGCGAGTTCTGCCCGGGCGCCGAGCCCATGGTGTACGTAAAGGTTGTGGCGCCCGTGACGGTGATAACGGCGCCCTGGACGTTGAAGGCGGCCACCGTCGACTGGCTCATGTTGATCGACTGGCCGGTGATCAAGCCGTGCGCCGATGATGTCGTGCAGGTCGCTGTCGTGCCCGATGCCGTCAGGCTGGTGACCACCGCCGAGCAGATCGTCGGATAGGAAGGGCCGCCCGCCGCGTCCGAGTTGTTGGTGATGAAGAGCGCGGCCCGGGCCGCAACCGCATTGCCGTACTGGTCTTTGACCGGCAGGGGAAAAGCGCTGCCGAACGCCATCGCCGCCCAGGCTGCGACGGCTCGGGCTCCCATGATGTTCTGGCTGGCCGACGTGAAATGCGCGCCGTTGCCGCCCACCGCCGAGGTCGGCAGATCGGCCGCCGGCACGACGGCAAAGTACGGATCGGCTTTGCCCGGACCATAGGCAGCGGCATAGGTCAGCGCATCGGTGCGCGCATACTCGCCGGTCCCGGCATTGGCGGTGCCCTGGATCTCGAACCACAGGATGGGCGTGGTGGCGCCGATGGCCGGGATCGCGCGCAGCAGGCCGCCGACATACCAGTTGAGCGCCGCCTGGAACCCGGCATAGGTGTTGAACCCGCCGGCATTGTCGACAGCCGTTGCGACCGACGAGGGCAGCGAGAAGAGCGACGGATAGACAGGATTGGCGCCCGGCACCAGCGCGCCGGCCCCGGCGGTCGGCGGGATCGAGTTGCCGAAGCACTGGCTGCTCGAGAAGGGGCCGGTCGTGTAGGTGTCGCCGACGCTGCCCTCGCTGTCCCGCTGCCCCTGGCTCACCAGAACGACGCCGACCTGCGAGATGCCGGCCGACACGATCGGAGCGTAGCAGAGGTTCAGAAGGAACTGACCGACCAGCGACCCATTGACGGTCTTGAGGCCGATCTGGTTCGAGATGCTGGTCCCGCTCGCCCATTCCCAGATGATCCAGATCGGTGTATTGGCGGGGATGAGGCCCGATGCCCGGATCGAGTTGGCGAAGGCCACGGCATTGTTCGACGCCAGCGAATTGTTCGGCGCCGGGCACTGGTTGGTCAGGGGCGCCGTGCCATAGACCGCGGTGACGAACGTCGTGCCATTCCAGATCAGGATCCCGCCGCCCGTCTGGTTGATGTAGAGGTCGCCGCCGGCCGTCGTGACCCCGTTCGACTCGCCGAAGCCGCCCTCGTTGCTTTGGCCCGTGGCGACGATGACGAAGGCGCCTGTCGCCGGGTCCGGCTTGAACCCCGGGGTTACGCCGAGGTTTGATCGCGCCGCGACGACACTCTGGACGTCGTCGAGATTGTTGCCCTTCTGGAGTGCGTTGGTGGTCGCCAGAGCGGCAATGCTCGATGCCGTCGTCTTGCCGCTCTGCTCGTTGTTCGGCCCCTGGACCTCGATCTCCTCGTTCCCGGTCAAGGGCCCGTAGGGCGGCAGATCGAAGATTGAGAGGGGAGGCCCTTCGCTCAAGGTGCTTGACTCCTAGTGGGCCTGCCCAGGCCGACCCGCGACATATAGCACGCGCGGGGCGACCTTGTCAGATCACGTAGATCCGCTGCTGCCCGGTCGCGGTAATGCGGCGCTGCGCCGTGGCCGTGACCCGCTGATAGGGGACCGTCGGCGCCGTGCCGGGGGGCGTCACCTGCCAAGGCACGACTTGCACCCCGTTCATCAGCCCCTCGACGACGATGGCCTCCGGCACGCTCTGGACCTGGGTGATCGCATATTCGACCTGGAACACGATCGTGCGCCGATAGACCAGCGGCTTCTGCTGGCTGTCGATCAGCATGTCGCCCATCAGGATGATGCGGGCGCCCGTGCCGTCGTCGAGCGGCAGGAAGATCTGCGCCGCGAGGGTCTGGTAGCATGGTTTCGAAAGCGCGGTGCGCAGCGCCGGCGTCGGGCAGAAGAAGTTGAGGTGGAACGGCCGCGTCGCGCGCTGCACCTCCATGACCGAGGTCGCAAACCCGCCGACCCGGGCCACGATCGAGAACGCCCCCGTGATGGTCAGCGCGTTGCTGAAAACCGAAACCGGGAAGCCTTGCGCAATCAGCGTCGCCAACCCCTGGACGATGGCCGAAAGCGAGTCCGACGTCTTGATCGGATAGACATAGGCGTTGCCATTGACGATCGCCGCCACGTTCTGCGGCACCGACGTCGGCGCCGTGCCGGTCAAGGTGATCGTACTGCCCGATACCGTCGCCGTCAGCGTGGTCGCCACATTGGTCGATGGCTGCCAGACCCGGGGATAGCGGGTGGTGTTGACGAAATTGGTCGGCGCGAAGACCGAGACGGTGCAGATCCCGTCCAGCATGTCGGCGTCGAGTTGCTCGCCGGCCGGCCAGCCGCCATAGATCCGCACCACGTTCCCGGTGAGCGGCGAGGCTTCGCCGGGCACTGGTGCCCCGGCCGGATAGACCACGGCCTGGAGTGCTGAGTTGAAGGCCGCATAGATATCGTCGACGTCGGCCATCGGGCTTCTCTCAGGTCATGACCTGGCGGCAAACGATGCGCCAGCCGAGCTCGGTGATCTCCGCCGCCTCAACCACGTAGCGCCGGCTCAGATCGTCGGTGATGATGTCGCGCACCACGACGGTGACGCCGAGCGTCGAGACCAGCGAAGGCAGGAGGAGGAACCATTTGGGTTCGATCGTGTCGCCCGGCAGATTGACCTCGGGCCGCGTTCCATAGGGCGCCTTCAGCACCGAGGCTGGCCAGCCGGCCAGAAGCGTGGTCTCGCCCGCCACCGTGTTGCCGCCATAGCCGTTGATGCCGGTCCCGGTCTGCTGGGCCGCCCGGCTCAGCGTGATCGTCCTGGTGCACTGGATGGCCAGGATCGGCAGGTCGATATGCTGCTGGGCGATGAACCACGTGTCGTCGCCGACCAGATAGTCGCCCGGCTGGGTATAATTGCCGTCGATCAGGCAATACCACGATGCGTTGCCGTACTTGTTGTAGTGGACGTACTTGGTGTCGACCGCGAAGCTCGCCGGCAGCGTGGCCACGATCTCCGACGACATGAGCGGCGCCAGCGCGTTGGTCGGCCGATAGACGGTGACCGGCGGCCCCAGCCGCTGTGCTGCCTTGCCGTAGCCGCGCCAGATCTTGGACGCGATGAGTTGGGGCGTCGTCATCTGGACCTACTCGCCCCGCGGCCTGGAGCGGATGTGGTCGCACAGTTCCTGCTGCATGAGAGTAATCCCGCCCAGCAACGTGGCGCTGTTCGCCATCGGCAGGACCATCCAGTCCATGGTCGGGCTATCCGACTGGTTCACGCCGACATAGAAGAGCGACTGGAACTCGCGCGCGCGCACCCGGGCCAGGATGTCGAGCGCCATTTCCTCCATCTCGGCATAGTCCTGCGGCGTCGGCGCCTTGCGCGGCCCCGTGAACCCGACAACTTCAGCCGCCATGTCCGCCCTCCTTGGGTCTCAGCCGGCCGAGCGTGTGGTTGGTCTGGAACCGCACCAGCCGGTTGTCGAAGATATGGATCTCGCCCGGCTCGTCAGTCAGATAGGGCCGGTCGAGCGCCACGACGAGCATCAGATAATGCTCCTGGCTGTAATCGATCGCCAGGACCGCGAAGCCCGGTCCGCCCGGCGTCTCGACGGGCCACGCCGGCTCCAGCTGGAGCGTGCCCATGTCGATCAGGCGTAGCGGACGGCGCCGCGCCGCTGCGGGACCTTCAGCGAGTACCTGTTGCGCGGCACGCCGAGAAAGCCAGCGAGTTCGTCCTTCCACTGCTCCTTCAGCGAGGTGCGCAGCCCGATCTCGTTGCCGCGGCTGTACCAGACCGCGGCCTGCTTGGTGTCCAGGTTCTGCGAGGCCGACCCGTGCGCGGATTCCAGCCCGTCCAGGATCGGAAGGTAGCCCCAGATCGTTGTCGTGCCGTCGAGCGAGGTCGACGGCGAGAGCGGCAGGGGAAGGTTCGTGATTTGCGGCGCCACGTTGCCGGTCCCTGTTACCGCCAACGTGAAACTCTGCGTCGCGCCCGACGGGAAGATCAGCCCCAACTCGGGCAGCGGCACCTGATTCATGGAATAGGGCCCCGTGCCATAGGGGGCGACGGCCAGCACGCCGGCCGCATTCAGCACGGCGTTCTGAATGATGGCCTGCGCCATCGCCTGGATCACGGTCAGCCGGTTGTCGACGCCCTGGATGGGCGCGCCCGCCGTGATGGTCACGATCTGCGGGCCCGAAAGCGTCCCGCCGCCGATCGTCACCGTGAAGGTGTCGCCCAGATCCGGCTGCAGACCGACCAGCGCCACGCCGCCATAGGGCTGCCCGGTCAGGCGCGACTCTTCGTCGACGTCCAGATTGTTCATCCGGTACTCGAGCATGCCCCAGGCTTCGAAGAACCGATAGCCAACCGAGGCCGGCCCGAATGTCTGCCCGGCCGTCCCGATCTGCGGCAGTCCCGCGACGGGGTAGTCGAGCCATCTTCGTATATTGCTCTTTGTGGCCAGGGTCAGCACGTTACGCCACCATCCTCTTGCTCGGCGGCCGCGCCGCCCCTACTTCGCCTTGGGTATGTTCGGGAAGAACCGCTCCTGGTTCACGTACTTGTCGCCCTGCATGCCGGAGCGCGAGGCCACATAGCCGTTGGCGATCTTGCGCACCGACACCTGGATCGTCGGCGTCGGCGTCAGGAAGGACGAGCCGGCGGCGGGGCCGCCCTGGGTCTTGGGCGGCGCCGGCTTGGGCGGCGTTGCTGCCGGGCGGGATGAGCCTTTCGTCTTCGCCATCGCGTCACCTCCGCCGGGTCGGCGCCGGCATCGCCGGATCGACCGGCTTGAACTTGAAGATGGTCCGGCAGTTCGGGCAGCACGCCATGTCGCCGTGCTTGCCGACCGGCTCAATCGGCGCCTGGATTTCGAGCAGTTTCGAGATCGTCATCCAGTCGGTGATGACCCGGTCCTTCTTCATGTCGACCGTGTAGCCACCGGGCAGCGTGCCGACGAAGTCGCGGATGAAGACATGGGGCTGCGGGATGAACGGCGCCGGCGTGCGATAGGGCTCCCGCGGTTCCTCGGACTCTGGTGACGCCTCCGGCTTGGCAACGCGGTCGCCCGGCAGCGGCGGGATGGTCGGGTCCAGCCCGAGCGGCTGGGTCAGGTCGAGAACCGTGTCTTCGTCCGGAGCCGGGATCTCCTTGCGGCCCGTGGCCCACGGGCTCGGGCCGCCGCAGTGCCGGCAGGTCTTGCTCTTGATGTGGACGTCGCTGCCGCAGGACGTGCAGGCGCGAAAGAGACCGCGCGGACCGCCTTGCGCATCCTGGGTCGGGGAGTTCAGCAACGACATGGAGACCTTTCGTCTCAGACGATCGGCATGCCCTGCGCGACCAGGGACTGCACGATCTGGTAGCCCAGAACATACCCCTTGCCATAGAAGAACGCCTGGACGTTGCCGCCGTATGAGTACTGGAAGTTGTTGGTGGCGAAGACCGGGCCCGTGCCCCCCGAGAGCTTCCCATTCGAAGGCGAGAACGTGACCGTCTCGGTCGCGGCCGCCTGGGAATAGGTGAGCGTCTCGGTGGCGTTACCCGACAGCGTGATCGTCTCTGAGCCGGTCGAGACCGACTGCGAGAAGGTGATCGCACCAATGTTCTGCGGAAAGGCAAAGGTCAGGACGTTGACGGCCGAGGTCGCCGTGATGCCGGCCGCGATCAGCGCCGCATTGGCGTTGACGGCGGCGGCCAGCCCCGCGGCGAGCGTGGTCGTGGTCGCCGACAGCGGCGCGGTGAACGAGACCGTGACCGGCGAGCCCGTGAGGGTGGCGTTGGTCACCGTCAGGGTCAGGACGTCGCCCTGGGCGACCGATCCGGTGATCGTCGCCGTCTGGGTCGCCGGGAGCGCGTAGCTCGACACCGTGGTCGGCTCCTGCGCCGCCGGGATCGAGAGGGTCACCACGCCAAGAGCGCTTGTCGCGGCGATTGAGACGGCGGACAGCACCGCATCGGCGTTGATCGCGTTCTTCAGCGCGGTCGCCATCTGGGTCGTGGTCCAGCCGCCCGTGACGGCCGCCGTGACCAGATGGCCGCCCGGCGCGAACGGGCCCGTGAAGAGCGCGCACATGACGTCGGTCGCGGTCGCGGTGCCGGTGATCGTGATCTTGTCGGGCTCGGTGTTTGAGATCAGGACCGACGAATTGCCGACCGGGCCCGAGTGGCTGAAGGTGATGACCGCGCCCACCACGGTGGCGACGACGCCATACTGCAGGAAAAGCGCGTTGGCGTTGAACAGATCGGCCAGGTTCTCGGCGATGGTCGTGACCGTGTCGCCGCCGACCGTCGTATAGGTCTCGGAGATCGGATTGGCCGCGCCAAAGATCGGGTTCGAGTAGGAGATGGTGATCTCGTCGCCGGTCGTCACCGATCCGCCGATGGTCGCGGTCGCGGTCGCGGCGACCCGCGGGTTGTTGGTCAGAAAGGTGGAGGGCGACATGAGCGTGACGGCGCTGCCCGTGGCCACCGGGGTATCGGTGTTCGGGATCAGCGTCGGCTGGCGCGCATTAAGTGTGCCCGAAGCCGGACCCTGCGGAGGAAGCAACGACATGTCCTGGCTCCTACCTGCTCGGCCGCAGCGTGCCGCGGCCCTTCGGCGTCATCTTCTGGCCCTGCGCGCGACGCACCGCGATCCGCCTCATCGGCTGCTCATAGCCCGCCTTCTGGTCCCAGCCCGGCACGAAGGCGTCCGAGAACTCGCCGTGCTCGGTCGCGACCGTCTTGGTGAAGGTGTTGATCCGCTTCGACCGCATCGCGCTCTCCGCCCCGGCGCGTGAAGCGCCGCGGGCTCAGACCTTGCCGTTGCCGAACTTGGCGCCGACCGCGCCGGCGAACTTCGCCGCGGTATTGCCCATCGGGTGCTCGCGCCCGGCCCCGACCGGCGGCGTGGTGCCGCCTTCGCCGGGAACCACAAGGGCGCCCTGGCGCTTCAGACCGGTGATCTCGACCGTTTCCATGCCCCGGCCGCGCTTCGGCTGGTTGCGGAGGTCCTGGGCCAGGTTCTTCGAAGGCGGCTTCATGGCAATCTCCTATGTCTCAGTGTTGCTCTGGTCGCCCGGATCAGCCGGCCGTCTCAAGAACGATCGCGCGCTTGAAGAGCGCGTTCGACGCGGTCGGAATGACGCTCGTGGTCGCCGTCGCGTCGGAGGGCACGGCGATGTCGCCGATCCAGTTCCAGGTCAGCGACGCGGACTGCTGCAGCCGGTCGAGCGGCGGCCGGATGATGTGGGCGATCGAGTTCGCCAGGAAGACCTCGCCGATGGGCGACACGCCGTCGCGCATCAGGAACGTCTCCAGGCCCTCGAAATTGCCCTGGATCGTGGCTTCGGCCCCGATGGCGATCGGCCGGCGGACCTTGACGGTGTTCGCCGAAGCACCGGTGGCGGCGCTTGAGTTCGCATTCTGGACATAGGCCTCGGTCGTCGGAATAAAGGTCATGCCCAGAAGGATGATCACGTCGCCGTCGCGATAGGTCGATGCGTTGTTGGAGTTGCCGGCATAGAGGACCTTGAAGTCCTGGTCGGCGAACAGCTGCCGCATCGAGGTGTTGTCGAGGATGATGTGGAAGGTGCCGTCGTCCATCGGGGGCACCGCGTTGTCGCGCAGGCGCGCCAGCGCATCCTCGACGAGGCCCAGCGTCAGCACGTCCTGGCCGGTCAGCTGCGCCGTGGTCAGGTGGCTGAAGGGGCGCAGGATCTGGGGCGCATTGGCCGCGATGAGCGCGTCGCCGTTGGCCGGCGTGTTCGAAGCGGCCGAAAAGGTGATGGTGCCCGAGACGCCGTCCGGCACCGACGACGCGTTCACGCTGTCGATCGTGTAGCCGGTGACCGTCAGCGTCTGCGTGTAGCCCACGCCGGACACGTTGGTCTCCTGGACGGTGAGCGTGTTCGATCCGCTGATCGGGGTCACGACGCCGTTGACCAGGACGGTCTGGAAGCCACGCACGTCGTCGACGTGGCAAGTCGTCGTGCTGCCCGCGCCCAGATCGGTCCGCACCCGGCTGTTGCCGCCGAGGTAGGCCGAGAAGAGCTTGAGGCGCGTGATGCGCTCCAGCGACTGAGCGGCGGCGACGCCGTTGTTGCGCGAGACGCGGATGAGGTTGTTGGCGATGGCCGCCAGATCGTTCATCAGGTTGACGTCGGTCGTGGTCGAGTATTGCTGCATCGTGAAGCTGTACTGCTCCAGAGCGCCGTCGACCGGGGTCAGACCGTTGTCCAGGCCCGTGTTCGTGCTGGGATTCAGCGGTGTGGTGGTCGGCGTGATGCGGCCCGTCCGGGTGCGGGTGATCGTCTCGCCGATGCGGACCGGCACCGTCTCTTCCAGATTCTCACGGCGATACGCCAGGATGCTGTCCAGGCCTTCCTCGAACTCGCGCTCCAGGAAGCCCAACTGCAGCATTGCGGCAAGATTGGCCGGAAAATTCGTGAACGAGCCCATGGCTGTCGTCTCCGAAGGAAGGTGCCTGTTGGTCGGCTCGAGTTGACCGTCGAGCATCGCGGCTTCGGGCGCCTGGCCCGTCCCGGACGACTTGTTCCGCGTGAGCGGAACCCCGGAACTCGGAGGACCTGCCTCAGAGGCGAGGGATTATCCTGGCTCGCTTCCAGGATCCGCACTCCGGCCCTTTGTGGCCTTGGCGGACGGCGGGGACCTGCCCTGCCGCCTTTCCCGACTGATCACGGGATGACGGCAGAGCAGATTTAACGCTTTTCGGGAGACCGCACAAGCGGGCTTGAATTATCCCGCTTTTGGCGGCGGATCGTCGGTGCGATCGGATATGCTGGGCAAGAGCAGGACCATCTTGGCCCGGTCGAGCACCCAATTGGCGCTGGCGAGGGTATGATCCGGGCTCTCCAGCAGCACCATGCGCCCGTCGGCCAGTTCCGAGACGACCATGACGTTCGGCAGGTTCATCTGGCGCGCGGCCGCCAGCACGTGGTCCACCGATTCGAACCGCGATGGCACGCGCAAAAGCGGCGGCGGCTCGGCTTCTCTCTGACCCTCTGTAAGCCCGCAAGCCTCGGCGTTCAGGCCGAGGTAAGGGCGTTAGAGGCGCGTCTGCGCCGACATGGGCTATTCGGGCGTCCGCTGCTGTTCGATGTATTGGCGGATGATGCTGAGTGGCGCTCCGCCACAGGATGCGGCGAAGTAGGACGGGGACCAAAGGACTCCCTTCCAATACCGCCGCACCAGTTCGGGGCGCATCTGCCGAAGGCGTCGGCTGGACACCCCTTGAGGCTGTTCACCAGCACCGACACCGCGACCTTGGGCGGGTAGTTCACCAGCAAATGCACATGATCGTCCTCTCCATCCATCTCGATCAGTTCAGCCTCGAAATCCTCGCACACGCTGGTGAAGATCACGCGGAGATCGGCAAGCGATGCTTCCGTGAACACACGCCGTGCGATATTTCGCGACGAAGACCAAATGGACGTGCATCGCAAAAATGCAATGTCTTCCGCTCCTGTAGCTATTGTCATCTGCCATAGACCAATATACCATTGCGCTATGGTTATCCGCAAGGCCAACACATACCGGCTCTACCCGACGCCCGAACAAGCGCAGCAAATGGCGCAGATCGCGGGCTCGTGCCGGTATGTGTTCAATCTCGCCTTGGAGCAGCGGCGCGACTGGTGGAAGCCGGGACGGACGTTCAATTTCGCCAGCCAATGCCGCGAAGTCACCATGCTCCGGGCCGAGGTGGATTGGCTGAAAGCGGCGCCTGTCCATACGCTGCAACAGGCTTTGAAAGACCTCGACCGCGCCTATCAGAACTGGTGGGCAGGCCGTGCGGACTACCCGACGCCACGCAAGAAGGGACTGAACGACAGCTTCCGGTTTCCCGATCCGGTTTCGATCAAGGTTGAACGCACGGGCACATCGTCGGGACGGATCAAACTGCCGAAGCTGGGTTGGATCAGGCTTCGGGGCTGGTATGCCATCCCCGGCGACCATCTGCAACGCGACCGTCTCACGCCGCGCCGGACAATGGCATGTCGCCGTCCAGTGGCAGCGCGAGGTAGCCGAACCGATACCGTCCATCCTGCCAGCGGTCGGGATAGACCGTGGTGTTGCGGTGTTCGCCGCATGTCGCAACGGTACCAACATCGCCCCGGTGAACCACGGCAAGAAGGCGCTCCGGGCACTCCGGAAGGCGCAACGCAACCTGAGCCGCAAGAAGCGCGGTTCGTCCAACCGTCGCAAGGCTATCCGCCGCGTGGCGAAGATACAGATGCGGGTCGCCAACGCCCGCAAGAACTTCCTCCATGAGCAAACCACGGCCATCGCCAAGAACCACGGCACGGTCGTTTTGGAGGCGCTGAAGGTGCGGAACATGGTCCGCATCTGCGAAGGGCACCGCAGCCGAGCCGGGCAAGATGGTCCGGCAGAAGGCGGGACTGAACCGGGCCATTCTGGATCAAGGATGGGGCGGTTTCCGGATCATGCTCGGCTACAAGCTGGCGGATCGCGGCGGCAGGCTGATCGAGGTGCCAGCTGCCTACACCAGCCAGACGTGCGCCGTGTGCGGCGTGGTGGATGCAGCAAGCCGCCAGGATCAGGCGCGGTTCGTCTGCATGGGCTGCGGACACGAGGCCAATGCCGACACCAACGCCGCGATCAACATCCTACAACGGGGGCTGGATAAGTCCTTGAAGCCTGTGGAGGGGCACCGCAGTAAGCGGCCCGTCGAAGCAGGAAGCATCCGGAGGGCGGCTTGATGCTGCCCCTTGGAACCTCGGCCCTTCAGGGCCGAGAGCATGTCAGCCGGCAGTGTCGGCGACACGGGGCGCTCCGCGCGATGCGCGCCCAGATCGGTCACCTCGTCAACCATCAGCGCCGGACCGGTCAGAAGCCGCGGAGCTTCGCCAACTCCGCGCGCTTCAGCGCGTCGTACTCCTGCTTCCCCTCGCGGGTGCGCGGCATCTGGCGGACATTGACGGGAGCGCCGCCCGGAGCCGGGGTCGGCGGCTGCTGCGCGGGTCCGGTCGAGCGCGGCGGCGCCGGCGGCGCGGGAGGGGCGGGAGGCGCCGCGCCGCCCTCGGCCCGGAAGTATGTCGGCTTGGCCGCCTTGAAGGCCGCGACCGCTTCCTTGATGCCGGCGACATTGCCGTCGTCGTCGATGGTGATCTTCGACTTGTCGATCAGCGGCAGCAGGTCCATGTCGACCAGCCCGGCGGCGGCCGCCTCGGCTTGGAGCGCCGCGGTCGACAGACGCCCCTTCAGCGCGTTGAACTTGGCCGTGCTCTCGCCCCGCGCCACATCGACCTGGCGCTGCGTCTCGGCCTTGATGCTCTCGATCTGGGCTTGGGCCGCGGCGACCTGTTCCAGCGCATCCTTCTTGCCGATCCTGTGCTGCGCGGCTTCCGCCCGGACGTCGGCGATGTCACGCTCGAGCTGCTCGACCGTCTTGACCACGGGCGGCGCCGGCGGGGCGGGCGGAGCCGGAGGCGCCGGCGGGGACGCCACCGAGCGATGCTCGATCACGACCGTCTGCGGGCCGGGCGCCGGAGCGTTCCCCCCGCCCCCGGGCGCCGGCGGATCGCCTTCCGCCATGAGCGCCAGATGGCTCGGATGCCACAGGCCGCGGCCGAATTTGTTCTTGTTCAAGTCTGATCTCCCGTCTGTTAAGTCAATGATTTCAAAGAGATAGCACACCGACGAAGCCGGTGCCACCCTGGCCGCCGGCGCACGCGGTCTGCCCGTTGGTCGTCGAGCCCGCCCCACCACCGCCGCCGCCCTGCGTGCCGGCGCCCCCCGTGCCGCAGCCGGTCGACGAGCCATAGCCGCCGCCGCCGCCCGGGCCGGGGACCCACCCATAGGTCAGCGTGGACGTGCCCCCGTTCGGCGTGCCGCTGACGCCGCCCGAGCTGGTCGTACTGCTGTTGCCGGCCGCCGCTTCGCCGCCATTGGCGCCGTTGTTCGCGCCGTTGGCTGCGGTCACCCCGCCGCCCGAACCGCCGCCGCCAGGCGCCCAGAACGAGTTCATCCCGGCCTGTGACGCGCCCGTGTTGGTGCTGCCGTTGCCTGAGCCGCCGATGCCCGGCGAGGCCGTAGGCGTGAGCGCCGATCCGACGCCGCCGGTCTGTCCCCAGGCGCCCGCGCCGCTCCCGCCGGTCGAGCCGGTCGCCGAGGTCCCGGCCGTCGTGACGTAACCCGTGGCCCCGCCGCCACCGCCCGATGCCGCCGCCAACTGCCCCCCGGCGCCCCCGCCGCCAGCGCCCGCCTTGGCTGTCACGTAAGAACCGAACGAAGTGACGCCCGAGCCCGCCGCCCCATTGCCGCCCGCCGTAGTGTTGCCCGACGCCGCCAGGCCGCCGGCGCCGCCCGTTCCGACCGTGACCGTGACACTGGTCGCAAGATCTTTGGACCGGAGGAAGGCCAGGAAGCAGCCGCCGGCCCCGCCGCCGGCCCCGCCCGAGACTGCGGTCGACGCTGCCTGCAGTGCCCCGCCACCGCCCCCACCGCCCGGCCCGCAGCCCCAGACGATGGTCGCGCCCAAGAAGCTGTTCTGCGGCGCATAAGTGCCCGAGGCCGAGAACAGCTGGAAATTCGGGAGGCTGATCGGGCTCGTCGCCGCGACCAGGAAGGCAAGCGCCACCGGGAGCAGCGCGCCGAGACCGATGAGACGGAGCTTCTTCATCGCGGGCGGCCTCAGAAGTGGAAAACAGTGGATGGCGCCGGCAGGTTCGTGGTCAGCGTCGAGCAGCCGACCGAGCCCGACGAGCACCAGGGATGCGCGCCGTCACCCGTGTAGGCGTTGGCGCTGCCCGTCACCTGCCAGAGCGTGCGCGTGCCCGTGGTCGTGCCGGCGTGGACCCACTGCCACCAGTTCACGACGCCCCGGAACGGCGCGGGCGGCGCCGTGGTCGACTCCCAGGTCGCCAGCGTGTCGGCCGAGCCGCCCGGCGCGAAATTGATCGTGTAGACGGAGGACCCGTCCGGGTTGCCCGTCTGGGTCTGGTTCGTCGTGGTCGCCCATGAGTCCGACGAGTCCGACCAGTAGGAGATCTGGGCCAGGACCGGGATGATGCCGGCGTTCGCGAAGTTGTTGCCGATTGCCGTCAGATACGTCTCGACCGTGGCGGCCGAGGCGTTGTTGATCGCGATGTCGTTGATCTGCGGCTGGACCAGGACATGCGTCGCGGACGCCTGGATGGCGATCGCCATGCGCCTTGAGATCGAGGACTGCGTCGAGAGATTCAGGGCCGTATCGCCGCCCACGCAGAACTTGACGGTCCCGATGCTCGGCCCCAGCCACCGGCTCATCCAGCCCCGGTTGCCGTAAGCGTCGCCCGTGGTGTCGACGTTCGTGCTGGCGCCGGCGCACTCGCTGTCGCCGACCAGCACCACGCCCGGCGTCGGCCGGGCCACCTGCATCAGTACTCTGCGTTGATACCACTGCT